ATGCAGGACTGGTTATATTTATAAGCTAAATGATGGCGGCAGTGATGATGGAGCGGCTATTTCATTTGAGACTGAAAGTGGTCAATTGAACCCTTTTGTTAAAGAAGGAAAACAAGCGTGTTTGGGCTGGATAGATTTTCTGGTCGATAAAGACGAGCTATGCACTTTTGATGTTGATTTTTATTTGAATGATGAATCTTTATCTTACCAGACTAAAACCATAACTTGCTCCGAAACAGGAACAAATAGAGACAAGGTTTGGAAGCGAATCTATTCTGGCGCAATTGCGGATTTTCACAGAATAGATATTGGCAATAATGCCATAAACAACAGGCCAAGGATTCATTGTATCAATCTATATTTTGATAAATGTGGAGCAATTATTTAATGGAGAATTTAACTGAAACTCAAAAATTTCCGACTTTCGACCCAAAACAAAAAGAAGAATTGGCAGAATGGATGGCTGATTTTCAAAGTTGGATTGAGCGCAAAATTTATGCAGAGATTACTTTAAGGGTAAACTGGCTTTTGAATAATGCTGCGATTCCAGATTTGCCACCTTATGCGAATAATGCAGCAGCAATAGCAGGTGGTTTAACCGCCGGTGATTTCTATAGGACAAACGGCGACCCTGATACTGTTTGCATCGTGCACTAAATTATGAAACTTGTAATAATCTCAAATTCCGGTGAAGGATTACCAATCGCGATGAGGCTTCGCAAAGAAGGTATTGACGTTGATATTTACGTTCATACTCCGAATTGCCGCAGTAACTACGATGGGATTTTGACGAAATTATCCTCACAGCAGCTTAAATCTGCTTTGAAGAAAGCTGATATTGTTTTCTTTGATATGGTCAGGGTAAATCAAAAGAAAAAAGAGGATGCTGTTTTGCTCAAGACATTCGGTCTAAAAAACAGTGTTCCCGAAGTTTTTGGACCGCTCGGAGATTTACTTAAAAAAGACCATCGAGTTATTGGCGCATCAGCTTTGGCAAGTAAGCTTGAGCTTGACCGCAGAAAAGGTATGGAAATAGCAAAGAGAATGGGATTTATCCTGCCGGAAATGCACGAGTTCAAAACACTGAAGGACGGCATTAAATTTTTGAAAGCAAATAACGAGGATTTGTGGGTTTTCAAGCCGGATGACAATCAGGATTTAGATTTGACTTACGTTGAGAAATTCAAGGGTGAATTAGCGGCGAAAATGGAAAACGAATATTCTGTCCGTCTCAAAGATAATATCGAATATGTTCTTCAAAAGAAAATTGATGGTGCTGAAATTTCAACTGAAGCGTGGATAGGGCAGGCAGGCCCTGTCCATTACAATCATACAATTGAGAATAAGCGACTTATGGATAATAATCTTAGCCTTCCAATTGGCAGCCAATCGAATACTGTTTGGCTGATGAATAAAGAAGAAATGGAAAATTGCCCCATTATTCCTTGCCTGTCTAAAATGGCGGATTATCTATACAGGGAAGGATACAGAGGACCTTATGATGCGAATTGCATTGTGAAAAACGGAGAACCTTACTTTCTCGAACATACACCGAGGGCTGGTTATGATGCGTTATTTTGTCTATTGACACTTCTCAAAGGAAAGTTATCTGATTTTCTTTTAAATGAAAATTTCGATACTGAATTTCAGGAAGGCTTTGCTTCAAGCCAAAGGATAAGCATACCACCATATCCATATAGTATTCCAGAATTGAGAAAAATTTTCGCTAAAAATGTACCTTTATTTGGCACATTAAAAGATTACCCGTTTTTCTGGGCGGAGGATGTTTTTCTCGATAATGGCAATCTCAAGTGCGCCGGTTCGGATGGCATACTCGGAGTTGTAACGGCTTGGGGCAAGACAATCGAGGAATCGTGGGGACGTTGTTACCATAATATAGGAAAACTTAAAATATGCGCTTGTTCACAATATCGTATGGACGGCCTAAGCGAAGCGTTAAAAAGATATAAAAAACTGGAGGCGGCTTAATGCCCGATATTAGCGAGCTAAAATTTATTAGAGTGATTGACCCAAGTGTATTTAATATTCTTGTAGGCTCTTGCCGTCAGCTTTTCAGGAATATTGAGGATATGGATGATGAGAAAATAGATGTTTTGTGCAAGTTTAGCTCATCTATTTTGACAACAACCGTAATAGAAAACGGACGGCTTTTAAGAATACCAAACCCTTTGGTTCATATTGTAGCCCTTGTCGATGATGATAATAAATTTCGGGGATTTTTATGGGCAGGAATAGACATAGTAGAAAAGCACATATTCGTTCATGCTTTCAGTCTTGATAAGAAATATCAATCTTCTGCCCAAGCCGCTTCGGATGCCGTCATAAAATACCTGACAGAATTACCTATCTCCGAAGAGTACAAGCAAAAGATACTAACGGCTACTTTGAGACCCAAAGGATATGAACGATGTGGATGGAAAAGAAGTAAGAAAGTCTTGATGGAATATGAGGTAAAAAAAGATGTTTTGGAAGATACCAAAAACAATACAACAGATGCAAGAGCTTCCGAGCGACCAGTACCATCTATGGCCTCGGCAGAGAGCACCTGATAGCTGGCGATATTTCGGCGGTGGCGGACAAAGCATACAGACCGTTGACCCTTACGCGGGAACCGGCGTCCGTGAGCTTCTCAATCAACTAAATGCTATGATAAGTCCGCAAATTGGGCAGGGAGTAGAGGCTTATCCAGGCCAAATGGTAGCTGGTGTTTCACCATTACAGCAGCAGGGTTTTGGAGTAGCAGGTGCGCAAATGCCTTCTATGGCTACTGGTGCTATGCAGTATTTTCAGGATGTTCTCGGCCAGCAGGCAGCAGGCGGCGACCAATATCAGCAGTTGGCCGGAACAACTTTACAAAATCTTATGCAGCCCTGGAATCCAGAGGCTGAAACAGAACTCTGGCAAAAACAATTTGTATCTCCCGCAATGCAGACCTGGCAGCAGGATGTAATGCCGGCAATTATGGAGCGATACGGTGAAGGTGGGATAGGCGGGGCGTTAGGTCAAGAGCTTGGCAGAAGCGGTCGGGATTTGACTACTAATTTAGCCGGCCAGCTTGCGAATATTCTTTATAGCGGCCAACAGGCACAGTTAGGCCGTCAGCAGGCCGGAATCGGTCAGGCAATGCAAATGGCAGGCTTGCCAGGACAGATTGTCGGCCAGGCTGGACAGATAGGCGGGATGGGAACGGATGTATTAGGTCAACTTCTAAATATGGGTACTATGCAGAGAGGGATTACAGGAGAACAGTTACAAGAACCCTGGCGGAAATGGCAATACAGCAGACCTTACGAAAATCCTTACTTGCAGAATTTTCTCGGAACCATATTAGGTCAGAAGCCTATGCAAAGTATGGTAACTCAATCGGCTCCTGGATTAGGCTCACAATTATTGCCAGTATTAGGTAGTTATCTGGGCGGTGGTGGTTCACTTGGTGGCTTAGGTAGTGGAATAGGTGGGGCTTTAGGTAGTTTAGGTTCTACGTTATTTGGCACTCCTGGTTCGGCACAGATAGGAATATCTGGTGCAGGTCTCATACCAGGTAGTGGCGGTCTTTTAGGTGGAATAGGGGGAATGGCAAGTGGTGCAGCCAGTGGAATAGGTTCATTAGTAAGCGCGTTGGCAAGTATGATATGATTTTAGCAATTTGTTTAATTATATTTGGAAGTATTCTAAGGCTTGTGGCGAAATTCACGCTCGGAGAACATTTTAATTTGAGAATAGAAAGGCCAAAAAAGATAATCCGGTCGGGCATTTACCGATATATGAAACATCCCTCTTATTGGGGCAGTCTATTGATAATTTTGGGAGCAAGCATATTAAATCCGATTGCGGGAATTATGCTGATTTCTTGGGCGTTCTATTATTCTCGAATCGTAGAGGAAAACAAATTCTTGAAAGAAGGAGTTTGATATGAATGGAATGGGAAATATACCAGTGCTTCAGCAACCTAATCGTTACGCTGGAATCGTGGGCTTTCTTCAAAACTGGCTGGGCGGTATGCAGCAACAGCAGATACAGCAGCAGCAGCAACAGGATATGATTAAATTCATAAACCAGATAAAGAGCGGGGGTGCTATAACCAATTTACCGACTGAGCCAGAAGCCCAAAAAGAAGTTTTGCAATTTGCCGGACAATACCTACATCCAACACAAGCAAGACTTTACGAAGCAGAGACGGAAAAAACAAGAGCAGAAACAAAAATGCTTGGACAACCGGATGTGTCTAAAATCCAAACGACTGCAACTGGTTTAAGAAAGGAGTTTCAAGATTCTCCTATATATAAAAATTATCTGGTAGTCCAGGATAGTGCCAGCAAAATGCAGGCGGCTTACGATGAATCGGTAACAAATCCTTCGACAAAAAGCAGAGTGGCCTCCGACCAGGCACTTGCGGTATTATTCCAAAAAATGCTTGACCCTACATCTGTTGTTCGTGAAAGCGAATATGCAAGAACGCCTGAAGGAATTAGTGCATTGAATTATATTCAGGCTTGGATTCCGAAACTTAAACAAGGTGGTCTGCAAGTTACCGATGAAGATAGAAAAGCAATTTATAATATGGCACAAAAATTATTGACAGTTTCCAAAGAAACGATGAATCGACATATTGCCGGTTATACCGGACTTGCTGAAAAATATGGTGTAGAACCTTCTCTCGTATTGGGTGATATGAAGAAGTTTGAATTAGGAGAAGAAAACGGTTTAAATAAAACTCCAACGTCTTATTTTCGTTATGGTTCACAAACACAGCAACAAGGACTTACGGCTACGAATCCTACAACAGGCGAAAAAATACAATCTTTTGATGGAGGCAGAACGTGGCAGCCAATCAAATGAAACTACCCGAAGGATTTGTCTTAGACCAACCATCGGATATGAATTTGCCCAAAGGATTTGTATTGGATAAAGCATCCGAAAAATTCAATTTAGATGAAAATCAACAATTGGATTTAATAAATTTATTAGAAGGAAGTTTACCTCTTGACCCAAATAAATTGCCTGGCGGTATTATGTCGCCGATGCTTCGTAGTCCTAAAAACATTCAAAGACAAAAGGCTTATGATACTTTGATTCAATCAGGCATAACGAAAGAACAAATACAAACTGTTCAAGATATACAGAGAAGAGTTAGTCCAGGAATATTGGGACAAATGAAACAAACTATGGGCGAGGATATAGGCGGGATAATTGGTGGTATAGGTGGAGGCGCATTGGCTTTAGGATTAGGACAAGTCCCGCCATTTACGGCCTTGCCAGAAGAAGCGGTTCTTGTACCCGCATTGGCAGGAGCAGGAGCAGCATTGCTTGGTGGGGCAGGTAAAACAATACAACAAGCAATAGACCCTTATGAAAGTCCGACAGCAAGAGATTTTTTAAGGTCTGCTACAAGACAAGGATTATATGAAATTGGTGGTCGCTATGCCTCTGCCGCTTTGAGAGCTACTCCATTTTTCAAAAAGCCAGCAAAAGAACTTATGGAATTAGAAATGTCGCCCACACAAGTTAGGGAAATATTCAAATCAAAAGGTGGTTTTTTCACTCCGAAACAAAGAGATAGACGCATACTTGTTAGAGCTGGTGAAGAATTAAGCAGAGGCTCTTTTGGTGGCGGTGCAATATTTGAAGGATTTGAAAAAGCACAACAGTTGCAGGCGGTTGAAACTGCTACAGCAATTGCTAATTCAATAGCGGATGATTCCTTAAAAACAACTACAAAATTAGGTGATGAATTATTCGATATATTTGTAAGGCGCGGTGAAAAGGGAGTGAAATTTCGAGGACGAAGACAAGCATTGTTAGATGAATTTTTTGAACCATTATATAGACACGTAGGGGATTTATCTCCAAATACAGTAATATCCACAGAGCCTATAAAGAAATTTATGGAAAAGAAACTTGCTGAAGATTTAGCATCAGGTGGAGCGTTATTAACAACAGAAGGTCGTTCTAAATTTAGATATGCTCTCAAAAATCTTGAACCAAATCGCACCTTACAACAGTTTATAGATTTGAGGTCATCTTACTTAAAAGACGCTCGTAAGTTTGCTGTTGGAGCGGATAAATCAGAAGCTGTTTTTATACAATTAGCAGATATAGCAGATGATGCTCTTTTTAGCCCGACTACTTCTATAGGAATGACACCGGAAGCAAATAAATTATTAAGAAATGTAAATGCCGTTTATGGTTCAGGCAAAGAATTGTTTGATGAAAAGTTTATTAAAAGAACAATAAGCAAGGTAGGAGATAGTCCCACTGAAGTCCTAAATGTTATATATAGTGATTACGACCCTAAAAGACTAAAGAGTATCAGAGAGATATTAGTAAATCCCGTTAAAAAGACCACAGGCGTAGGAACTACGCAAAGAAATATTTCAAATGAATTACGAACCTTACGTAAAAGTCTTCCAGAAATTAAAGGCGGAGAAAGAGCAATAGAACTATTGAGTGAAAATGCTGCCGAAGGCAGAGCTATGTGGAAACAACTTAATGCTGCTTGGTTTAGAGAACAAGTGAATAATGCTTTTGACCCTTCTACAGGCATATTAAATGTGAAAAGATTAGATAAATCATTTAAGGAGATACCTCCAGAGACTTTCAAATTGATGTTTCCTGGCACAAAAGGTCAAGCCGTAAAAGATACAATGAAATTATTTAATATACTTGCTCCTGGTAAAAGAGGTTTTACTTCTATGTTCGGCAAAACTTTTGAGCTTGGTATTGTTAGTGGCACAGCTACAGCACTTGCAGGTGGTAGTGGTATATCAGTAATGAGTCAATATGCTTTGGCTATGTCTCCAACTACATTTGCTGCCCTTGCAACGAATCCAGAAGCTACAAAATTATTGACGTTAGGATTTACTGCAAAACGAGGTTCAATAAAAGTTGCACCAATTGCTGCAAGACTAATAAATATATTGAATAAAGATATGTTAAATGACCAAAAGGAGATTCTAAAAGAAAGAAGAAAAAAACAATCAAGGTATATTGAAGATAAGGCTATTATTCGAGGATATGGCGCGAGAGGATTTTAATCGTAAAGATGTGGAAAGCGTTTTTTATTTTCTTTATCTTCTCTACGTTTTTGCCCGTTTATTATTAACTGAATAAAGCAGCAATAAATGAAAACAATGATAATAAAACAAATAAAGAATTTTCCGATAGTAATCATAACTTTATGATACACATTTTGGAGTAAAAGTCAAGGGGAAAATATTATTGCATAAGTCTTTGATATAAAAGGATTTACGATGGCTCAATGGATAATCGCAGGAATAGCTTTGGCCGGTTTTGTCTTTAACAGTGGCGTTTTGTGGAACGATGTCCGACACCTCAAACGAAACGTGGAAAAACTGTGGAATGCAGTGGACGAAATCAATAAATATTTAAGGAACAAGAAATAATTTTTGACAAGGAGAACAAACAATGGAAACAAAACCTTGGTGGAGCAGCTTAACAATTTGGGGCGTAGCAGTAATGGGTCTTTGTGGTCTCATTTTGCCTTTGATTGGAAAGGCCGAATATGCACAATTTCTTACTGAGGAGCAAGCCGGTATAACAACTTGGCTTGGCGCCTTAGGCGAAGTTGTTGGTGGATTTATGGCTTTCTATGGGCGCTTTCGTGCCGCAAAGAAATTGACAAAATGAAAAAATCTTATCGCAAACGATTGGAAAAAATTATCGAATTGCTCATTAAGCATGGCCTGTCAGATAGTGTGACGGCGAAAGCTGATTACATACTGGATGCAGATGCCGAGCTTGAGATGCTAAAGAAGATGAAAAATGACTAAGCTAATACTATCGGCAATCGGCGCACTTGGTATTTTAGCTTCGCTTGTAATTTTGATATTCAAAAGATTATGGTCTAAAGAAGCAGAGGACAAAAAGACTATTAAGAAAACTGATATGAATGACCTAAGCTCTATTACTTCGACATTCGATAAAATCAATCGTATTTTGATAATAGGAGTTTTTCTGTTTCTCTCTGGTTGTTCTAAATCAATTATACTGCATCCAATCGAGCAAGCCGATATTATGCAGGTTAAGCAAGGAATAACATACGAAGCTCCAAAAGATGGTTATTTTCTATCGGAATTCTACATTAAAGAAGTTATGCAAGCAAAAGTTAAATAGCACATATTTCCTCCGAGTGGCCGGAATCCACACGCCGGCCATTTTTTCTTATAGTAAAATTGTGCTATTTTTCAGCAGAATTAGAACATAAAAAATCTTCAAAAAATGGAAATTTTTTATTTGACTTTCTAAAGTCCATCGGGTATAATTGCCGATAATTGAATAGAACGAATTGACAATTAAACAGGAGCTAAAGCAATGCCGATGATAACCAAGACTCCAAAAACTTCAAATATAATCCTAAAAAAATGGCGAGCGGGAGTATCCTGTGCTTTCATCGGCATTGCTGCTCCCGTTTTGCCTTTTTTATTGAGATAAGAATATGCTTTGTCCAAAATGTAAATCAGATGATACTGAAGTTATTGCCAGCAATAGAAGTTTTACTTGGATAACTTGTTATCGTTGCGGCAAAGGTAGCTATATAAAGACCAAAAAGTTCAAAGTTCAATCCAGAACATCAGTAACACCTTGTAAATAAGATGAATCCAAATGAAGATACAACTCGGTGGTTCGAACAGACGAGTGCCCAAGAAGTCGAGAAATTATTAGAAGGGAAATTCCATTGTGTAGAAGTTCGGTGGCGAAAAACCGGCGAAGTTGATGCGGTGATAATTCCAAACCTATTCTCTTTGCCGCCATTTTGCAATGGTTATATATACTTTTACGATTCTTTGGAAAGTTAATAGAGCGGGATAGAATCTCCCGAACCGTTTGGTTGCAAGGTATAGTCCGAACCTTGCCGCCTTTGCCTTGAATGGTGATACTTGATAAGTTAGGGTTGATATTTTCCGGTTTGAGTCCGGCAAGTTCTGAACATCGCAAGCCGGTATTAGCCAACATCTTGATTATATCAGATTCTCTTTGAGTGGTAGATTCAAGGATTTTAAGGTATTGTTCGTGGTTGATAAAGGGCTGATATGGCAGTTCTTCTTTGTATTTTTTTATTGGCAGAGCAATATTTTCAATACCATAATTGTCCGAAAGGTAGTGAAAAAACGATTTTAAGGCCATAAGTTGTGTGTTAGTAGTCGATGCTTTATGGTTTTCCCAGCGAAATTTATTTAAGTGTTTGAGCAAATCTGCCGATGTTATTTGTGAGATATATTTCTTTGGCAAATCAATAGTGAAGTTGAAAATGGCTTTTTTGTAATACCTTTGTGTATTGTAAGCGAGGTTATTTATATCGATTAGCCATTCTTCGATGGCTTCTTTGATTGGCTTCCTTGCCCTGTGATGTAACAGGGCGTAAAACATAAGATATTAAGTAATCTTTCTATGTTATTTTTACCATAAAAATATATACAATATTACCAATAGTCAGCATGCTTTGTCAAGGAAAAAATGATTTTAAGGAGAAAATTATGTTAAAGAGAGAAACATTCATAGTGAAGCTTATTGGCAAAAAATATTGTGATGATTATATCGTAAAAGACGAACTTTTGGAAATCCTTGAATTGGCTTTGGAAAAAATAGACCGTTCTGATGTTTTGGTAGATAGTATTGAATGGACGCAAGAAGAAAATATGATACCAGAAAATACGGATTCTTTAGTCAAGAAATTATAATCAATTAGTTTAGCTTTCGGCCAGTAGTAGGTTAAGGATGACCCAGGGGCAGGGACGCCACTGGCCGAGGCTAAAGAAATTAGAGATAAAAATATGTGTGATTTTTGCGGTTGCAAATATGGTTTTACGGCAGAATCGGTAGGGGTCGGCCAAGATGACCTTTACGAAGATGATGATGGTATTCTACATATAAAAGATGATGATGAATATAATCCTTATAATGAGGATATGGAGACCCCTTAAAGAATATTTTGCTCTTTTACAAATTCATAGAATTTATGGATGGCGGCGGCGTGTGTTGAAACGCTGATGGCGTAAGATTGCAGGTCAGACCAATTGGGGCTACGCACAAAAGGCAATCAAGCAGGTAAAAATCCTGCCCGCTATCCACCTTTTTCAAGCCTCCGAGAGCCTGTCGATTCTCTCCTTTCGTCTGTAGAAAACAGCAGATAATCCTTTCTCAATAAATCAATCGGCAGGCTCATCTTTAGAAACTTACGCGCAGGGCGGCTGGGCCTCCAAACTCATGTGAGAGTGCGCCGGAGTGAGCAAAGCCGCCCATTATTAAGCCCCCCCTCCTCCTAAGAATTGGGGTCAGGGAAGACTTGGCCCCAATTTCTTTATTGAGCGTTCGGTGTTGGCGGCGGTTGAGTTGGCGGTCGCAGCGGGAGTCCCCAGGGGACAGGCAACATAACATTCCGCCACCAGTACCTTTGAAAATTTGATAAATAGAGAAAGAATTTAGTTATTCTGCGCTTGGTACATAAACGGCAGAAAAAAACCAGTTATCTGACAAAGTTTATTATCCAGATGCTGTGTCTTGAAATATCCTGAAGGCCAAGATAGGGACGGAATATTAGACGGCGGCAAAAAACGATGAAACGGGAATTGGGTTAGAACTTAAATTTTCACGCAGGCTTGTTCGTGCCTTTGCCGCCAGGAATCATAAATCTTTAGAAAAGACAAAAAATGGTTAAAAAATACTGGGCGGGTTTTTGTGATGACCGATTGTTTATAACTTCAGAATTTGATTTTTGTGATGAAGGTGAAAATATAACAATACCTGCTGTTTATTTGCGGAAAAAAGATGCCAACAAAAGATTTCAAGATGTCCGTCCCGTTGAGATTAGAGAAATAAAGAAAAAGTAGCCGGATTACGGGGAGAAGAGAGGACAAAAAATGAGCATTAAATCGAAATGTTGTGGGGTTGAACCGTCTGGTGGAAGTGGTTTCTTGTATGTTACTTCGACACTTTTACCAAGGATAAAAGGGAATCCCCTCAACTTACCACCTCCAAAATTCATTTGCTCAAGATGTGGTAAAGAATGTGATGTCATCAATCAACTTAAAAGGACAAAAAATGACAGTGAACAGTATCGAAGTAGTACAGAAACTAATTGAGGAGATGCAAGAATTAGGAGAAGAAATTGGTAGCGCTTGGGAATACACAAATTCAATGAATAATAAAATAATGTTTGCTGTATTTCCATCCTCTCAAGTCTGTGACATATATCAAAGTCCATACGTTCGGAATCCTGAACTGATTTATAAAAAGGGTAAGTTTGCAGGAAAGTATGAATATCTGAATTAGAGACCTTGTGAGTGGGAGAAGGAAAGGCAATTTATGAAAAAGTATGATTACACAACACTGAAAGCGGCACAGATAACTTTGCGGAATGCCGCCGAGCGGAAGGAAAGTTGGTGGAAAAACTTTGCAAGGTACGCCGAGATTGCCAAAAGGAAATTATGGTTCATCGAAGTTTCTTTGCTGGCCTGTTTAATTCTGTCTATCGGCGGCTGTGCAAAAGTAATGGAAGGAACAGGCCGGATTATCGAAGGTGTCGGCGATGGCGTAGTTGCTGGCGGTGTGCATCTTCAAGAATCCTCATCATCTTCGAGATAAGTAAGAAGTCGGGGGCTTAACATAGCCCCTTGGAATGATAAAGGAGAAATAAAAAATGTTTTCAGTCAGACAAAAAAGGGAAATAGCAGAAAAAGTGCAGACTATTTTGAGAGAAACAAATCATCCTGAACTACCAGAAGGCGAAATTGAATTTCGCTTACTTGTTCGTGGCGCAGAACCAGGAATATCTTGGGCTGATATTCGTAATAACGGGGCAGTTCCTATTCCTTCAGAGAATCCATGGAACGAAATGCAAGATACAGAAAGATAAAGTCGGGGGCTATGTGCTCTCTGTAATCATAGGGAGAAATAGGAAATGATTGAAATACAAATAGAGATGGGCAGGCAAATTCATTACCAAGAAGCTACAAAGAAATATGGTAAGAATTTTGCTGATAGTGTTGTAGCCCAAGAACTCCAACTTTATGCAGATAATCTTAATTGTTTTGATGAGTATTCAACATACGACTGGATGCAGGATGAGATAGTAAAAAAATCGGGGGCTGACAATAGCCCCCCGGAATCATAAGGAGAAAAAATGATAATTGACCCAAAACAAGAATTTATAGCTTTACAAGAAGAAGAATATAGAGACCTAAAATATATTTCCGCTATATTTATTTCCCCCATTTGGTCACAAAAAATCGCACCATTCTTTCACAAATCCGCGATGATTTTTATGGCCAAAGTTAATCAAACTATTGAAAAAGCGGAGAAACAATGCGAACCTTATTCGATTTGAAATCCAAATTGCAGCAGGACTTTGAGAACTTCGACAGAGAGAATCCAGAGGTCTGGTCGGAATTCAGGCGCATAGCTTTCAGTCTAATCGATAAAGGACGCAAGAATTATGGAGCAAAAGCTATATTCGAGATTATACGTTATCACAGAACGATATATACAAACGACATCGACTTCAAATTGAACAACAATCTTACCGCCTATTATGCTCGAAAGTTTGTGAATCTATATCCAGAATATAAAGGATTTTTTGAAACGAGGAAAATCAAAGATGAGTAAACATCTATTCAAGCTAAAGAACAATGGAAAAACAGTTGGTTATCTTGAAATATATCAAGATGGCATTGTGCGTTTGGAATATGACAGAACAAGTTGCCCTTGGGTGCATACCGGATGGCCATATCATCTTCAAGGATTTCTGAAAGAACAAAAGGTAACATCCGTACATCCTTTCGTCACCAAAGACAAAAACAACAAGGATGTGTTTGCAGGAGATAAGATAAAATTTCTCACGCCAACAATGATGCGTTCAACCAAAGGCATAGTTACTTGGTACGAAAAACTTATGGGATGGATTGTTTTGGAATCAGAAAAAGATGAAAAATGGTCTTTATATTCAGTTCATGACATTGAGCTAATCGAAGACACAACTGAAAAGGAAAATTAAAGATGAGTAAATATATTTATCAAATAGAAAAGCACGTAATAACTGAATGGATAGTAACCTGCCAAAAAGAGGGTGATAATCTAAGAACACCTATCGCCAAATGCAATTCTCAAGGTATCGCTTTAACTATAAAAGGCTTATACGAAAAATATGATGAAGAATTAGAGAACAAATCTGACGAAAAGGAAGAAAAAGGAATTGAGCTTGAGAATGCTCAAAAGAAAGCCGCCAGAACCGGCGAACGAAAAGACCTTCAAGAATATCTTAAAATGAGGAGAAATTACTTATGAGTTGCGATGAAGAATATATCTGCCAATCTTGTGGTCACACATTTAATAGTGAACCACCTTTTCACGAGAGGCCAAAAAGATGTCCACGTAAAAAATGTAAAAGTGATGAAATTACAACCATTCAAGAATATGACGAGACAATGCAAATAAATTCTAAGGAATCAGAATGATACCTAAACCTGGCATATATATAGACGTTCTTTTCAGTGATTATGAGAAATGGGAAGCAATAAACAACTCTGTTTTATGGACTTTAATCTCTCAATCGCCTTTACACGCAAAAGAACAAATGGATAATCCACCTGAACCAACAGAACCCTTCCGAATTGGTCGAGCATTTCATACTCTTTTATTAGAACCACGTAAATTCAATCGTCAATACACAATAATGCCCTTATGCGACTGTAGAACTAAAGAAGGTAAGACAATTTATGAAGCATTTAAGCAAAATAATGATGGCAAAGAAATTCTGACTCAAAAAGATTTCGACCAACTCGATGTTATGGGTGATGCTATTAAGAAACAAGTTATTTATCGTTACATACAGCAGGGTGAAGCGGAAGTTTGTATAGTTTGGGAAGATAAAAAAACAGGTTTACTTTGTAAGGCAAGAATTGATTATGTTCATCGTAAACACGCTATTTTAATTGATTTGAAATCGACAACTGATGCCTCTAAATATGAATTTTCAAAAGCAATTTACAATTATGGTTACTTTCAACAAGCAGCTTGGTATAGCGATGGTTGGAAGATTCTAACAGGTGATGAGCCTTGTTTTGTTTTTTTGCCTGTAGAAAAAACTCCGCCTTATGCCGTAGCTTGCTATGAAGTGCCGGAAATTGATATTAACGCAGGTCGTCAATCTTATAGGAAAGCTCTTAATATTTATGCCGAATGTGTAAAGAAAAATGAATGGCCTGGCTATCAAAAATCGGTAGAATTTCTCGGTATGCCATCGTGGGCTTTGCGAAATCTGGGAATTGGAAATTATGAAGTGTTTGAATAGGAGAAAAAATGAGTGCAGATTTACACATACATACTTTGACAAAAGATTTTACAGAAGAACATTATAAGCAATTAAAATCACATACATTAGGTTCAAAGTATTTTAATCCTAACGTTCAGGTTGATTATAAATTATATAAACTTTGTGGGAATACGCCTCAAGTTTGGGTGGGTGAAGTATCTTGGTTAAAAGCCAGCTTATTTGATGATGCCGAAACTTATGTCCCTTCTACTATTGAAAAAATCCACGAAATAATTGGAGAAGATTTTCCTCTAATTGATGATGAGCTTATAAGCAAAATTAAATCTGCTTTATTGTTACCCAATAAAACCAATTATTCAATAGATAGCGGAAAAAGTGTGTTGGAATTTTTAGAAAAACATAAAAACGAAAAAGCATTTTGTATAAGTTGGTAAAAGGAGATAAAAAATGTCTGAAAATAACGAATCTCAAAAGACAGAAACAAAATTAGCAATCAGAGCGAATGCTCGTGGTATTGTTTTACAGACTTATGATGATATGTATAGATTTGCAAAATCAATACAATTATCCCACCTTGCCCCGGATAGCTTTACAACGCCTGAACAAATACTTGTAGCCCTCCAAGCAGGTGCAGAACTTGGATTATCACCAATACGCAGTCTTGGCAGTCTATATGTCGTCAAAGGTAATGTCAGACTTTGGGGTGATACACCATTAGCTCTTGTTAGGCAATCAGGGCTTATGGAGTATATCAAAGAATGGATAGTTGGTGAAATTGGCAAAGACCTTACAAAAACTTCTGATGATGTAAAAGCAGTTTGTGAAGTTAAGCGCAAAGGAGACCCAGAATCTATAAAAAGAGAATTTACGGTAGGACAAGCCAGACTCGGTGGATTGTGGAATAAAAAAACAGATAGGGGCTTTAATACAGTTTGGGCAAATTATCCACAAAGAATGTTGCAAATGCGAGCCAGAGCATTGTGTTTGCGGGATAGTTTTCCTGATGCTTTGGGGGGTGCGACAATAGCCGAGGAATACGAAGGTATCGAAATTGGCGAAGTATCTTTGAATGACAAACCTCAGTCAGCAGTATTGCTTGAAAAACCTAAAGAACATGAACCACCAGCAGATATGCCCGAAATAACGCCTACGACGTCCACAGAGCCACAAACTCCTGAAATAAGCCCAGATATACCTCCAGCACCCAGAAAACCCAAAAAACAAAAGCACAAAAAACCCTTGACAGTAAAAGAGGTCGAACAAAATGCCGAGAAAATGCTAAGAGAATACAAATTCAAATGTAATGATTGTGAACTTGTATTTGATGAACCAGCCGGACAAGGTGAAAAATCTCTTTGTCCTAAATGTTTATCTTCAAACATAACGGAATTTGTTGCGGATTGATTAAAAATCTTTTCGTAACAAGGAGTTTAGGGGCTTCTCCGCAGGCTCTGCTCCGAAAGGGGTAACCAAAAAAAGCCTCTTGTTAAAAAATTCAGGAATTGAAAATGAATAATGTTGGCGGCGGTGGAAGCTCGAAGGTAGAGCACCGGCATTAAGCCGGAGGGTGGATTCGATTCCCACCAACTGCCCGCCAGCATATTTGAAAGCAAATAATGAATCATCTATTTGGAAAACTTGATGATATTGCAATAGAGCGTCTCAAAATATTTGAGCCAAATGCTTTGACCAAAAGACCGGAAGGATATTATGTAGCTTATTCAGGTGGCAAAGATAGTGATGTTATTTTAGACTTAGTCAGGAGAAGCGGCGTCAAATATACCGCCCACTATAATGTTACGACCTGTGACCCACCGGAAATAATTAGGCATATCCGAAATCAATCAGATGTTATTTTTGAAAAATCTAAGTTCACTATGTGGACTTTAATCAGAAAAAAACACGGGCCTCCTACGAGATATTTGCGTTTTTGTTGTGAGCATTTGAAAGAACGCGGCGGGATTGATGCAATGGTTGTTACTGGCGTTCGCTGGCAAGAATCAACTCAAAGAAAAAAACGCCGAATGATTGAGACTTGCTATCGGCACAAAGAAAAACAATTTTTGAATCCTATCATCGATTGGTCAACAACAGATGTCTGGAATTATTTAAGAAGCCAAAATATATCATATTGCTCTTTGTATGATGAAGGATTCAAAAGGCTTGGTTGTGTATTATGCCCAATGAGTCGAGATACTCAACGGGACATTGAGCGATGGCCACAGATAGCAAGAATGTGGGAAAAATCAATAAAATCAACTTTCAATTCTAAAATAAGTTCTTTTAATACGCCAGAAGAATTATGGCAATGGTGGTTAAGCAGAGACAGCAGTAAAAGAGCAAAAGATGACCAAATGATGTTTTTTACAGATTAAATATAACGGGCAGGATTTAGAGTTATCAAGTAATGAGTAATCCTGCCCGCCAGCATATTTGAAAGGGGAAAATAAATGAGTCATATTGGCTGTAAACATTTAGATTATGAAACTAATTATGAGGATTGTGAATTGATTACAAGTCCTGAAAATTGGAAGTGGTGGAGGCGAGGAAAAAGATGGACTGATAACGGAACTAATCCAGAAAATGTTCAATTTTGCAAATTGCGTGGCAGGATAAATGGAATATTTCAATGTATAAATCCTAATGAAATGCCTTGTTTTGAAAGCTAAATAATGCTGGCGGCGGTGGAAGCTCGAAGGTAGAGCACCGGCATTAAGCCGGAGGGTGGATTCGATTCCCACCAACTGCCCGCCAGCATATTTGAAAGGAAGGATGCTACCAATAATAGAAATCATAGGAATACTCACCACGATATTGGCTGTAGTAGGCGTGATTCTCAATAACAGGCGGATGCGGTTCTGCTTTATTCTGTGGATTATATCTAATGCTTTGTCTGCCGCCATTCACGCCGAAATGTATGTTTGGAGTTTATTTGTAAGGGACATTATCTTTTTTGTTCTGGCCATCGAAGGTTGGATTAAATGGGGCAAGGATGCTTAAATGGCAAAAACCGCTAAAAAAGAAGCTTGGGAATGGTGTTCAAAATACATAAGACTCCGAGACGCCATTCAATATCAAAAAGACAATCCCGAATCACCCTTTGGTTATGTTCAATGCTGCACTTGTGAGAGAATAATCATTTGGGATAAAAACGCTGATGCCGGTCATTTTGTAAGGCGTGGTTCAGGGGGAATGAGCGGTGTTTATTTTGACGAAAGAAACATAAATACGCAATGCAAACCCTGTAATGGATTTGAAGGAGGAAGACCTGAAATATATGAACTATTTATGAAAGCAAAATATGGTCAGGAAGTCATTGATGAGCTTCGCTGGCTCGACAAAAACCAGTCATATAAGAAGAAAATAATTGGTATCGGCTTGATGTATAAACAAATGTATAAAGAGCTTTGCGAAAAGATATAAAGGCAAGGAATGCCGAAGAGATTCACAATAACTGAAAAATGGCAAGACCCCTGGTTACATAGCAAAAGCATAAAAGCAAAACTCCTTTGGGTTTATTTATGCGACGTATGTGATGTTGCGGGGTTTTGGGAAATTGATTTGGAACGCGCTTCTTTTGACACGGGTATAAGTCGAAAGACTATAATAGGAGCTTTCGAGGAGCTTATAAGGGGCTATGAGAAAAAGGAAAGACATATTTGGTTACGAAACTTCATTAAACATCAAGGTAACTTACCTCTTAATCCTAATAATCCTGCACACAAAGGCATTATTAAGGTTCTTGAACAACGTAAGTCTTTTTCAAATAATATCTTATTTATATTAGAAGGGAAGGAAGTAGAAGCTCCTTTGAAGGAGCTTAGTAGCTCCATAAGTATAAGTAAAGGTAAAAGTATAAGTAAAGGTAATAAGGGGAGTATGAGGGGAAAATCACAAATATATCCGTCTGAACAAGAAGTTATTGATATGGGAATTACTTTAGCAATATCAGAAAAGCAATCCCTAATTTTTTATCATCACTATAACAAAAAAGGATGGGTTGATGGTAATAATATCCCATTGACAGATTTGCGCTCGGCGTTGGTAAGTTGGCGCAATAAAAATTATCAATTTGAAAAATCTCAAGCAAAGCAAAAACTTTTCCCAATACCAGGCAAACATTGTTCAGAGCGTGGTTGTGGTATGCCTGCTGTTTATAAATGGTCGAGCAATTCTGGTTATGATTTTTGGGCTTGCTCAAAACATCTGCCGGAAAAAGTAAAAGAGAAATATCAATGAATCCATCATTAAATACTATTATCTGCGGGGACTGGGTAGAAGTAGCGAAAGGATTACCGGCGGGCTTGGTGCAATGTATTATAACCAGCCCGCCGTATTGGGGACAACGCAACTATGGTGTAGAAGGCCAGTTGGGACTTGAACCCACACCAGAAATTCACATCGAGAAGCTCGTAATTGGTTTTCGTGAGCTTCGCAGGATTTTGAGAGATGATGGGATGATGTTTTTGAATTATGGGGATAAATACAATTCGCATATAGGAGACCCTCAAAAAGTTGGAGGTTTTCAAGGAGAAAATATACGAAGAAATCAAGACTATGGTAAATCATATCCTTTTAGAAAATATCCAATCAAGAATCTCAAGCCTGGCGACCTTATCGGCCTTGCCTGGCGGCTGGCCCTGGCATTACAAGCGGACGGTTGGTATCTCCGTTCTGATATAATTTGGGCGAAGGCTTTGAGTTTCTGCCTGACTTACTCCGGCTCGACAATGCCAGAATCTGTGAACGGTTGGCGGTGGGAAAGGCATAAGATAAGAACGAAAAAATTAAGAGACTTAAAATATAGTGTTTCAAGAACAGAGGAAAGAGGAGCTTTTACTGGCGGTGGCAGTATGTCAGGATATTCGAATGAAGGAATGTGGCAAGACTGTCCAGGCTGCGAAAAGTGCGAGCCTAATGACGGCCTGGTATTGAGAAAAGGTTCGTGGCGCCCGACCCGGGCGCACGAGTATTTATTTTTGTTGGCTAAAAGCCCGAATTATTTTTGCGATATGGAGGCGGTGAGAGAAGAAAAATTAGACCCGCAAGATGATATTAGACGAATTTCAAAAGCCAAAGAATATATATCTAACAAAAATAATGGTGTTGCAAAAGTTAATGAGTGGCAAGTTAATGAAAGTCTTTTATCTTCTGGTCGCAATCTTCGGGACGTTTTCTGCATAAATCCCAGTCCGTATCCTGACGCTCATTATGCTACATTTCCAGAGGCTCTTGTCGAACCCTGCATCAAAGTCGGCACATCACAGAAGGGCTGCTGTCCTAAATGCGGTAGCCCTTATGCAAGGATAATTGATACAAAACAAATCAAAAGAGAAAGACCGGCAGATAGGACTGACCGGCATAATCAGGGCAATGGAGTCAATTCTTGTGGCAATACAGTAGCCGGTGTAAATACAACTACTCTCGGCTGGCGTCCAACGTGCAAATGTGGAATTGAAACTACAACGCCTTGTATTGTCTATGACCCATTTATGGGCAGCGGTACTGTGGCTCAAGTAGCTGCAAGATTAGGCCGGAATTATCTCGGAAGTGAATTGAATCCTGATTACATAACAAAGCAAGCTGAATATCGAGTGGCTGAAGGTGAGACGGGAATTTCAAAACAAGAGCAGAAGGCAGGCCAGATGGCTTTATGGAAAGGTGAATGATATGGCCACCGAAATACCATACTGTGATGAAACCTGGGCTGTAACAGCAGGATGTACAAAGTGTGAAACAGGATGTTTGAATGATTGGGCTGAAAGAGTCGCCAAAAGGCTCAAGGGTAAAGGGGTTCAAGGGTACGATAAAGTCGTTGATAAAAATGGCTGGACTGGTCATATAGAGCTACTACCTTGGAATCTTGACAAACCTCTTAGATGGCGCAAGCCGCGCAGAATATTCGTAAACTCTATGAGCGATTTATTTCATCAAGATGTTCCTGATTTTTATAAACAAAGAATTTTTCTTACAATGGCAGGAATAGACCACCATACATATTTGATTTTCACAAAAAGAATTAAAGAAGCATATTTGTTTTGGACAAGCAAATGGACTCAAGGATTACAACACGAATTTGGCCTAAAAAATATCCAACTTATATTATCACTTTCAACTCAAAAAGAGGCGGATGAGAAAATCCCGATACTTTTGCAGATACCAGCAACTGTTAGAGGTCTTTCGATAGAACCTTTATTATCAGAAATTGATTTGCATATATCGGATTCGAGAAAAGATATTATTTGGAGAAGAACGCACGGGGGCTGTTATGAACGGCAATTTTTACAATGGTGTGTAGTTGGTTGCGAATCTCTTGCAGGTGGCAAGGCCGGACGATTTCAGGATGGTTTTATAGATGCCGCTCGAAGTATAGTCCAGCAATGCCAAGCCGACGATGTCCCTGTGTATGTAAAGCAGATACCTATCAACGGCAAAGTTGTTCGGGATATAAAACAATTTCCTAAAGATTTACAGATTCAGCAATATCCGAAAGGTAAGGTGATGCCAAATGATGAACAATAATTGTATGGAATGTGGTTTACCAGTTGGTCATACAACAAATTGTTCTCGTAACACAATGTTTTGTGGCAGGGCGGGCGGGTAAGAAACAATAATAATATTTTGAAAGGGAATTGCCAATGAAGTAAAAGATATATATCTCAATTGAAGGTAAAAACAGGCAGATGGGCGGTTGAAACGGGTATTAGCCGCCCATCTATAAATCAAGGATGATATGACAGAAGAAGAAAAATATTTATGCTGGTCCAAAAGAAAGGCGTGTTGTTTTTGGATTAATAATAAAAAAAGTCCTTGTTTACGAAAAACTCCGCTTTATACAAAAATTTGCAAAATTTGTGGCAAATTTCATTGTGGCGTACATTTGCCTTGTTAGCAAGAAAGCTAAAACTAAAAATGGGCAAATTCATTCCGAAGAAGAACAAGAGATTTAAGGTATTTGCGAAAGCAACACGACAGGTTTTTCAAGACCTAGAGTTAGTCAGTGATGGCATAGAAGGCCGTAAACTGCAGGCTCATATTAAAGGCGACCCAGAGGCTCAATTTGAGTTCGATATTGGGCAGTTTATCTTTAGGCCGAAGGAAAACAAAAAGCAGAATAGTTCAAAAAGTTAGCAATAATTTGATATTGACATATTAAGGATATTTGATACAATGGTCGATAATAAGATAAAACAAATTCAAAACTCAAATGAAAGGAACAGGCTATGAAAATCGAAAAAACTTTTAATGAGCCAAATGCTATAGCTCGTGAAATTTCCAAAGAAGATGCTATCGAGTATTTGGAACGCCGGGGATATTACGAACCTGGCACAGTAGATATGATTTGCCAAGTTGGGAGTAAAAGTTTCTTGCGAACACCTTGGGCTTTCTACGACTTCATTCCAGAGGAGTAGCTCTACCGGCAGCCAGCTTGGTTCAAGGCCAGGCAAGGGCTTTATGTTAAAACGGAAAGATATACTAACTGATGAATGGGGTGCTGAATGGAAAGTTCTCGGCATTGAAAATGATGTTGTTTATCTGGAATGTGTCGATAATTGTATAAGCCCAGACTTGGTAGGCGAGACTGATGTTTGCTTAATGTCAGATATAAATATTGAATGTTAAATTGGACAGGCACAACTAAAATTAGACCATTAGCCCGCTGTGGCGGTCATTCTGGACATAGCCTGTTCCGAGCCGTTGCGGCGGGCTTTATTATGAAAGGACAATCGCTATGAAAACCAGAACAGAAATTATCGCAATGACCCAAGAAAATTTCCGCAATTCCACGTATTGTGTAGATTGGGATGAATTTTTAACTTGGGCGAGAGAGCGATTTCACTCTCAAAAAAATACAAATGTAATTAAAAGATTAGCTGCCGAGATGAAAAGACACACAGAAGCTCGTAGATTTTATGGCTTCGATAAGCCATATTATTTTGTGAATTGCAACAATGTTTTTCCTTCTTTTGAAAAACAACTTTGGGAAGCTGGTTATAAGCCATTGTTTGGACTTCAAAGAAAAATGGTTTTTGGTTTTATACCTTAAAACTCAATAAGCAGGACAATCGCTTAACGCTTTAATAACATAAAAGCCCTCAACGGCTCATATCAAGGTTCAATTTAGCGATTGTCCTGACCGCTGAGGGCTTTATTATGAAAGGTGGTGCGAAATGAAAGCAAAATCCAAAATTATTGAACTTATTGAGCCTTGTCAAAAATGCCCAAATCGCGAAAAAAAGGCTACTAAATGTTATCAAGGCCAATCTTGTCTTTTGTGCCCAAAGCTCAGAGATTACAATAGTTTGATTATGAATCCTAACAAAATAAAATACAGTAAAGCTTTATTATGAGGTGATAAAATGAATACCTATTATCGTAAATACCACAACAAAATTAAACTTACAACCGAATCAAAAGGTGATGATTTTATCGAATTGCTTGCGGTTAGTTTAGCTGAAAAACTATGTCTGCGTGTGCAAGCTGTAATGGAATGGGTTAGTAAAACCAAAATGAACGCCGATAGACTTTATCGGATTCACCAACAAATCCATAAAGAAGGAGTCTGTGGTGAAACAGCAAGTAAAGTATTGATTTCGGTTGTAAACGACAAAGCCTTAATTTTGTAATAGTTTAATATTTGAAAGGGCAGGAAAAATGATATATACAAGATTTGGTTCAGAAATAAAAATTGTCAGAGGCAATATAGACACCGGGGAAGTAGATATTCAATATCCGAATGGTAAAGTTCGGGAAACATATATCCATGAATTAAGAGCAACAGAGGGTATCAAAGAAATTCACGAAGCCATAGAAAGGGCAGGAAAATGAACATTGAAATATTAGTTGATGACTTACTAAAAAGGATGCACGAAGAGGGCATTGACACAAAAGTAACTTACTGTATATCCGATTATAAGATAGTAAGTTTTGTAGTTGAGATTATTGGTTTTTTGGATTAGTCATATTGGTAGCGCGCCTTTGAGTTCATCGAACCCGGGGCAAGCCAGAGCCTTGAATTTTATAGAATTAGCCTCAAATCAGTATTTTTAGAAAGGAAGTGGTATTTGGCAGGCTTTTGCACAAATAGTAATAAATGGTTGGATTTTTTATTTTATGACCCACAGGCTTGTCCTTACCAAAATTGTATTTATGAAAAATGCGGTTATTATAAAGAGCGCAAACCTACACGGTGGTATAAAGATAAAATGAAAGCCTTTCGGTATTTTTCAGTAAATCACACCCAAAATCATCCCTAAAAATATTTTCAACAAAATCTGCAAATTGCAGAATTAGTCTTTGACGTCTTCACCTTTTATTCGTATTTGTGATTGGTATATGAAATATTGGTTTTATTCCTTTTGGTCTTGGAACCCAGCCGAGATTATGATAAAAGTAAAGTGTAAAACCTGTGATTATTATAACATTTGTTTAGAAGACCATTTCGCAAAGGTTGACGAAGGTATACCCTGTGTTTCTTATACCAAAAATGGCAATTGGATTTGTTTAGAAGATAAAGAAATTATCGCAGAGTGGACTGGAGAGGCTCCAGCACGGCTTATCCTTGAATTTTAGAGAAATAGCCTAAAACAAACCTAAGCAAGGTGGATAATAATGAGAAAGATTCAAGCACAAATATTGGAATACCCACGACAACAGAACAAGACTCTCAGCCCGAAGGAAATGAAAATCATATCTCAGACATTAGTCGGCCCAATGAAACGAAGCCTGAGTCCAACTGAACAACGGATTGTGAACCAATCGTTGAGGCCAGCAAATTCTTAAAAAATAACTTGACTTTGCCGAAATATACCGTAGAATTTTAATAGAATGAATAGCCCACACTTTGATAAAGGGCATAAATATATTTGGGGCCTTATTTAATGAGCCCCCTTTTTTTTAGCTTAACATCTTTTCTCAATAGTCTAAAACAATCATTTCCAGCCCAAAATCCCTTCCTAAAAATATTTTCAACAAAATGTGGAAAATGCGCAAATTAGTTGTTGATGACTTCACATTTTATTCGTATTTGTGTTTATATGTTAAGATGTGAATTATCGAATTGCTTATCTATGCCAGTAGCTTCTGGCCTTATTTGTTGCGCTCTGCAAAATTGCGAGACAATGGATTTATGAATGAAAGATGAGCGAAGAAAGCAAAAACGCTTTATGTGAGTTGATTGAGGGCAAGATAAATTATTATCGTCGTGAGTTTGATATTAGTTATGGCGAAGTAGTTCTGGTTTTGGAATTTATCAAGTTTAAGATGCTAAAGGAAGCCTTTGATGCGGAAGAAATGGACAAAGAAAAAGTTATTGGAGCTGGCTGAGCACATAAGAAAGTATGAAAGCTCAAAAGACCAAAAGATTCAGAATTGACGAATGGCCGTTCAAAAACCGCAAAACAAATTACAACGTCAAAGACCCGGCAAGGGAGCAAAGAATAAAAGAGCATTGCAAAAGGGTAAAAAAAGAACAGAAGATAGATTTATGAATGAAGATAACGAAATAATAAGGCTATCCTGCATAAAATGCGGTAAAACTAAGGAAGGCACTTATAAAAAACTGTTTGGTGATTTGCCAGGTTTGAGATGTTTACCGAAGATGAAATGTAAATGTGGTGGTGAAATTTGTATAGAATTGTTAAATGGCCATTAACTTAAAGATAGGCGCAGAAGGCAATTATTAAAAATATATGGTCAAAAAACAAAAAGCAAGACTTGGTAGAAAACCTAAAGTAATTCCAAATGAGAGTGAAATATTAAACTCTATTGAGGAAATGGCTTTGCATCAGTGTAGAGATACTACTATTGCCGAATGTTTAGGAATTGATGTAAAAACATTTAAAAGACATTATGCCAAGAAATGTGTTCAAAAAAGAGCTGAGGGTAAAATAATTAAGTTGGAGCAGCAATTTAACAATCAGAATCCTACAATGCTTATTTGGTGGGGCAAGCAGCACTTAGGACAAACGGATAAGCAGCAGGTTGAAGTAGGTACAATGCCACCGATTATAATAAAGCATCAACCGGAACCTGGGAAGTAATGTATAAAGATAAGCAGAAGCAGAGAGAAGCGGTTCAATTAGCGGTTCAGAGATATAGAGCGAAGCAAAGGGAATCTAATGTAATACCTCAGGATGTAATACCTTCTGATGTAATACCCAAACAGCCAAAACCTAAACCTCAATCTTATAATCCTATGATGATTGGTTATGTCAGACCAAAATAAGCAAAATCTTGTGGCTGGCTTAGAGCCAGAGTTTACTTGGCGGCAATGGTTGGCTTGGACCGCATTGCAGGACCCAGTAATCGAAGAGCTATTATATGGGGGGGCTAAATTTGGCGGAAAATCTGTATTCGGTTGCCTTTGGATGTATCTCGAATGTTATGAGCTTGCAAGAAAGTTTTGGCCTGATAAAGCTCCTGTAAAGCCTGTTTGTGTTGGTTGGATGGGCAGAAAGATAGCCAAGCATTTCAAAGATACAACGCTCGATACTTGGTATCAGGTTATACCGGCGCAGATGTTTACTGCCAAAGATGACCCGCCCGTCTTTACAATTGGTGGTCGTGTAACGATACGAACGGGGGGACTTGATAGCCGAGAAGATTTGGAGAAGTTTCAAGGTGCTGCTTTTGCCCGTGTTTTCATTGACCAGGCTGAAGAAACGGATAGAGAAGATGTTGCTGCTTTGCGTACTGCTACAAGATGGCGTTTGATTATTGGTGGACAGAAAGTTCAAGGCAAAATGCTTTTTACGGCTAATCCTGCGCAGGGCTGGCTCAAAGAAGACTTTATTCAGAATCCACAGACAAATCAAAAGTTTATACAAGCCTTACCAAAAGACAATCCTTACACTCCTCCAGAATACTATCAGACTATTAGAGAAGCTTACAGGCACAAGCCGGAGCTTATCGAAGCTTATCTTAATGGCTCTTGGGAAGCCTTTGAGGGAGCTAATCAGCAAATAAAATATAAATGGTTGCAAGCCGCAAAACAGCGAACAAAATATGGTTATGTCAAGCGGTTTTTGGTCTGTGACCCTGCCAGATTTGGCGATGATAAATGTGTTATAATGCTTATGGAAAACGGCGATATAGCCGAGAAAGTGATATTACCTTACTGTCGGACAACAGAGATAAGTAATCGAATGGCAAGGATGTCAAAGGCTAATGGTGATATAACCTGTGTGGTGGAGTCAATAGGTGCAGACCTTGGCGCAGGCGTGCTCGATGAGCTTACGCAACTTGGCGTAAATACAATTCAATACAATCCAGCCGGAGCTGCAAGCGACCCAAAACATTATTATAACTGTCGAGCAGAGGCTTGGGATTTAGCTGCGAAGTGCTTGGCTAATGGTGTAATGCCTAATTCTAATGTGATTTTATGCTTGGCAAATGACTATGCGGATGTTACATTGTTTAATCAGCTATGCGCTCCGACTTATCAATATCGGGGTGAAAAACTGTTGATTGAGGGCAAGGATGAGATTAAGAAGCGTTTAGGGTGTAGCCCAGATGAGGCGGATACTTACGTTATTGGTTTATGGGCTTGGCCGATGATAGAATATAGCGACAAAGTAACGGTCGGCATAAAAGAAACGATAGCCGAGCTTAACAAAAAATATTTAATGCCGGTGCAGATATGAAAACGATATACGAAGATAACGATATTATTGATAGAAGTATAATAGAATCTATGATACGCAACAGTACTGAACCTTGGGATAAAGAATGCGCTCAAACACTTTTACTTGAACGATTGTCAACTGCTCATAAAATCGAAGGATTATTTCATCCAACTTTATCATTTGCTCATTGGATTAGATTTGACTCAGATAAAGAAAGATATGATTTGCCCGTATGTAATGATGGATATGGTTGTGAATTTTTACGATTGTCGATATGCCTGACCGAGACATAACAACCGATTTTGAGGAGTGTTATAGACAAGCTGAGTCTGCTTGGCGGCCTGCATTGGCGGAGATGAAGAAGGACTTGCGTTTTGTCGAGGGAGACCAGCTTTCGCCGGAAGAAAAGCAAATCCTTCGTAATCAAAAACGTCAGCCGTACATTTTTAATTTGCAAAAGAAGATTGTCAGGCTCTTGACAGGCTACGAGCGCAAGACAAGACTTTCGATGATTGTGGGGCCGGAAGAAGGTGACAGGGATGCCGCCTGTTTTCAGCATACTAAACTTCTGATGCATACAATGAATCGGTGCGCATCTAAGGCTTATCAGACCTTTTCAGATGCCTTTAAGTTTGGAAGTTTAATGTGCGGCTGGAATATAGTTAATTTTTGGCCTAACCACGAAGGCGACATAGACTTTGGCCGGAGTCCGTACAACAAGTTTCTTTTAGACCCGAATTTCACGAATCTCGATTTGTCCGATTGCCAGTATGTAATATTGGGCGATGCGATAACGAAGGAACAGGCCAAGCGACTGGTTAAGCCTGATTTAGCCAAGGAGATAGACAAGGCATTCATCAAGGGTACGGGCGTGGGTGATTATGGTCTGTCAAAATGGCCTTTTATGACAAAGAAGATAACGCCTTTCAAAGACGATTTGCGAAGATTCGAGCAGTTTTGGCGGCGGACGACAAAGAAGGAAAAACTGCTTCTTAATAAGACGAATATGAATTTTACGCCCTTGAAGTTCATACTTCGGCCTTGGATGAATGAATTTGAGAAAAGACAAACATTGTTTGCCATTATGAACCAACCGCAGTTTTCGTTAATGGACGGCGAGATTGACAGTGTTGAAATGGCGGTATTTTACAATGGGATATTATTGGAGACTTATGACGACCCTTACGATATAGGTGATTATCCTTTTGTGCTTATTGCCGGTGATTGGCAGCCTGAAGAGGATGATGCAAGATACAAGATTGCGTCTTTACTTCGTTCAACGCGAGACCCGCAGAGAGCCGAGAACAGGCGAATGATGCAGATATTAGATATGGCCGAACGGCAGATAACAACTGGTTGGAAATTTGTAGAGGATGCAGTAGCAAACCCAGAATCTCTTTATATGGCAGGAACGGGAGTTCCTATACCTATCAAAAAAGGCCATACACTTGAAGAAGTTAAGGAGATTATAGCCAAAGATATTCCAATGGGTTTTATGGGTCTTGAGCAGGTTGTTGCTAACAAGGTGATGTCTTTAATGGGTATAAGCGAGGAGACGTTTGGAGCAGGCGAAAAGGATATACCTATGGGCTTATGGGCAATGCGGCAGGGGGCTTCGCTTACAATATTTCAGGAGCCTTTCGATAATTACCGCAATGCTCGAAGGCAAGCTGGCCGAAAGTTAGTCAAGATGCACCAGGCGGTATTTTCACCGCAAAAGGTTCAGAGAATGGCAAAAGAACCCATTGCGCCTGGCTTCTATGAGCCTGATTTTGAAAAATATGATTGTATGCTTCAGGAGGGCATATTGACCGATACGCAGCGTCAAATGGCTTATTCTGAGGTTCTGCAATTAAGGCAAATGGGAATTACCATACCGGATAATTTGATTATAGAGCTTGCCCCAGTACAATTATCACAGAGATTTAAGCAAGCCATCGCCCAGCAGCAGGCGCAGCAACAACAATTACAACAGATTGCTTTGCAGACGCAACTCAAGGGGGCGGAGGCGGAGGTGGCTGTTTCTATGACAAAGGCACAGCAGCAGGCTGCTTTTGCCAGAGATGCAGATGCTTCGGCTGCTCTTGATGAAGCCAAGACAACCGTTGAGCGTATTCACGCTGCTAAAGATTTACAAGCTATGCAGCTTGAGAAGATAAACGCTGTTCTTGACAGACTCGTTCAGTTCGAGGAGATTTCTGACAGGAAGCTTAGAAGAGAGGCGATAGTGAAACGATGAAAAAAACTTGCAAAGATTGTAAATGGTGGGAACAACATAGCTATCATAGACCGCTTTGTGGAGAATTTGGATTTTGCAGAAGATTTCCTCCTGTATATCGAACAATAGATGAAAATCCTGAAAATGAAAAAGGCGGCTTAGTAAATACTTTTGAAGATGAGTGGTGTGGAGAATTTGAGGCTCAAATTGATAGTATTCCCTTGCCCATTGATGATTTTAACAGTCGCGTCAGAAGATTTTTGCGTATTCGTGAACGCGAAGGAAAGCCAGTTAAAACTATAGAACAATTCCTTTCGTTATCTGACCTGGAAATTTTGCGTACGAAATGTGCGGGGAATGTAACTTTAATGGATATTCTTGATATTCAAAAAAGGTTAAAAGGCATTAAGGCCAATTGGAGAAAAGAAAAAGCAGATGCGGCGGTAAAAGAAGCGTTAGGAATTGATTGATAATATGATGTTACTCGGTGATTTAGGTCATTGGTGCGGTGAAGTTCTCGATAGGGAGCTTACAAAGATTATCGACCGCAATCAGTATAGGGAAAATCCTTACTGGATTATGGTTGTGAACAAAACTCGTTATGCAGGGCCAAAGTCGGGCGTGGAACAGACTAAAGATGTTTTATTAAATGGCAATATTATAAATACGACACTTGTAATCATACCGGACGAATCTATGTTGCCGTCTCATAGACAGTTAGGAACGGCACTTTTGAAGGTCGATAATAAGAAAGGGCAGGCGAAATGGATTTACATTCTTCCGGTGGATGCCCCGCTTATGCAGCCAGTGGAATTTGACGGAGAAAGTGAGTTTGTCGGCAAATCGGCGAGAGGAATACCATTGAAATTTTCAAGGAATTAAACTATGCCAGAGGCATTTTTAGCTTGTGTTCGTAAGGCGAAAGAGGGCAAGGCAAGAGTTGCCAGGGTATCAGGGCCGAACAAAGAGCACGGTTTACAATCTGGACAATATGTGAATTATTGTTATGACGACAAAGGCAGCCATAGAAGCGAAGTTCATACGAAAAAGGAATAATGACAGAATCCCAGCGAAAAAAGTCAATACAGGCTTGCAAATTAGTTAAAGAAATATTTCCTGATATTTGCGGCCAGCAAAAAAAGTTGATACAGGCTTGCAAGTTAGTCAAGGAAATATTCCCTGATATGTGCGGAAATGTAAAATTTAACTTGCATCCTGAACGGGAAAAGGTTAATTGTAATGTAGAATATTCGGTTATAATTCAACCGGACGAATATTTTGAACCTAACAAATAGGAGAAAAGATTATGTTTAGATTATTTGTGGATACTGAAAAGGAATCATTAAGAAAGGAAAATGCTCAATTGAGAAAAGAGTTGACAAGATATAAGCAACAAGAAATTCTTAATGAATTGATTGCACCCTATCAACAAAAGAGCATAGGACAGCAATTATTAGGAGCTATACAACAATCTTAATTTGAAGAAAAAATAAGACATCAAACGTCGTGGATAGTTTGATAACTGAATAAGTAATTAGGGTAAATCAACAAATGACCCCTGCGAGCAGCTTAAAAACTGCTTTCAGGGGTTTTTTGTTTGTTACGAAAAACTTAAACGGGCTGCGGGCGTTGAGAATAGTCGTGGCCGCCGCACGGCAAAATTGGCTGAAGCCGAGCCAGAAAAGGATAACTATTATGCCAGAACCAAAAGAAACAGATACGTTGGATGCCGAAAGTCAGGCAATAATTGACGAAGAGTTAGCCGCTGCCGCCGAAAAAGCCAAGCAAACGGAAATGATTCCCAAAGAACGTTTGGATGCTGTTCTTGCCGAGAGCAAGGCCAAAGATGCAATGCTGAAGACGTTTCAAGAACAGATGGAGCTAATGCGGGCTAATATGCCGCAAGCGAAGGCGGAAGCTAAACAACCGAACATTTTGGATGGTATTTTTGCTGAAGATGATACGGTTGTTGACCGGAAGCAACTTGAGATGGCTTTGAATAGAGTTTTGGGTCATATCAATAATGTGGCCGGCCAATTTGCAGTACAGCAGCAGCATACGGATTTTCAAGCGGTCATTGCGGAGCATTTGCCGGAAATCGTTAAGTCTGACCCGACAGTATTCGCTCATCTTCAGGAGCTATACAAGACTAATCCGGCTCTTGCGGGGGCTACGGCTTATCGTCTTGCTAAGACAACTTCAACTTATCTGGAACAACAAAACAAGATAAAGACCACACAACAGGACAATGAGAAAACAAATTCGGCAATTCAGGAGCTTCTCAAGAATAGACAAACACCACAATCCATAAGCGCCCTCGGTGCAGGCGGTGGAACTGCCGGTTCAAGCGGCTCTCCGTTGTTGGATAAGATGATGGAGCTTGATAAGCCGGAAGATTTCAACAGATTTGCAGATGATTTGAAGTCCGGTGCGGTCGATTTAGCCAAATTATAAAGAAAGGAATTACATTATGGGAACTACTTACAATATGACCACGACAGCACAGATTGATGCTGGCGTGCCTCTTTTTTTTCACAAAACAGCTTTGAGCACCCCATTTCCGAAATACATCTACGAAAAGTGGGCGCAAGAATATACCCTTCCCTCCAATAGCAGCACGACCTGGAAAGCCAGGCGTTATAACCGGCTTGCCGCTGCAACAACAAAACTTGCCGAGGGAATTACTCCGCAAGGCGAGAAATTGTCCAAAGTGGACATACTGGCAACTGTTGACCAATTCGGCTCCTGGGTAATGATTACCGATGTTGTCGAGTTGACAACGGATGGAATGGCAATGGCGAAGCGGGCTGAGATGCAGGCCGACCAGATACGTAATACCAGAGACCAACTTTGCCGCGATACTATGAACGCAACGGCTTCCGTAATTACCTGCTCACATGGTACTGGTACTGCAACACTTCTCAATAGAACCGATATTGATACGGTTGCAACGACTCTTTACGGCAATTTGGCGGAGCATATTACCGGTTATGTCAAGGCATCGCCAGGCACAGGCACTGCGCCCTTGCGTCCTGCTTATGCCGCGATATTTCATTATCTTCTAAGGGAAGATTTGATGAAGGTAAGCGGGGCTATCGGAACGCAACAATATCCACAGCAGAATTTCATTGATGAGAACGAATGGTGTTCGGTCGGTGAAGTTCGCTGGATTCAATCAACGCAGGCGCCTGTGGCAAGCAGTGTTTATAGCAACTTGATTTTCGGCAAAGAGGCTTATGCCGCGATAAAACTATCGAGCGGCTCCCTGCAAAACTGGGTTGACCCGCCAGGAAGCGGAGACGATAAGTTGCGTCAAAGAGGCTCGGCTTCGTGGAAAATGTGGTCTGGCTGGCGGATAATTCAGGACTTGTTCTTGATTAACCTGAAGTCAACCAAAAGTTAATAACTAACCTAAGTTAAAGGAGATATTACTATGCAAAAAACATCAAAATATTTTATCGCAGACGGCGATACTATCAATGTCGATTTTGGTTTTGTACCTGATAAGATTTTTGCCATTTCTGCTTTGGGTGGCACGGAACTTTATTGGGAATGGCACAGGATTTTGACGGAAAAAGCAACTTCCGGTCAATATGGTATAGGTGATGCGGCGGGTGCTAAAACTGTTTGTGCCTCTGCTGCCGCCGGATTTGCCAAATACAATACGCAAGTTGACGGCGTGAAAATACCTCATCCGAAAGGCATTACGGCCTCGAATCCCGATGGTTATATAAAAGTTCCGGCTGGTGCTGCGGCTGCTGCGGCTCCCACAATTTCAGATTGGCTGGCAACGGTAAACTATGCAAGCGGCGGGCAGGATAGAAGCGCGACAGTAGTTGGAACGTGCGTCCGTCCTCCGGTTCATAATGGCAGAGTTTTTGAGTTGATTACCGGAACTGGCCTTGGAACGTCTGAACCTACGACTTGGAACGTTCAGCCAGGTGAAACCGTTACGGATGGTGGCTCGAATGTCTTTTTGTGCCGCGAAGAAATCCTCTGCCAGATTGGTGGAAAGGGAATCACAATCGGAGCTGACATTTCGACTGATAGCGAGATTTGGTACATCGAAGCCGAACTGCACGATGAGATTTATGACGCTGGCGATGCAGCGGATAATGACCCAATATAACCTAAATTGAAAGGGAAACGAAATGCCGGAAACATCAATTTTGGATGCGCCGCAAGAGGTGCAGACAGGCGAAACGTCTAACTTTAAGGAAACGATTTCTGCCGCAAAAGACAAGGAAGAACTTGCTGCTCTTGCAGAAAAGCTCGGTCTTACGATTGATAGTCGTATGACATTGGAAAATATCAAGAAGGGACTCATCGGTGTTTATAAGTCGAGACTTAAAGAGGCCAAAGACATCACGCAGGAATCGACCAATAAAATGGTTACTAAGACTGACCCGATGATTCGTATGAAGTTTATGATTATGGACATTCTCAATCCCGATGAATCACCTGCTTTTGATTTTTGCAATGATTGCGGAAGGGGTGTTGCAAAAGGCGGGGTAATTCCAAAGTGGTCATTTATGCACGGTCAAACTTATGATGTGCCTTACAGCATCTATGAATTTCTACAAACCTGCACCATACCGAGGTCTAAATGGGTGGAAGACCTCGGCGCGCCTTCCGGCCTGAAAAGCGTTGTATATCAGCAAAAACGCTTCAACTGTGAACTGGTATTAACAAAAGAAGAAGTTTTGAAACTTCAAAAAACCGCTTAAATTTTAAGAAGATAATTTTGTGGAGATTACACAATGGAAAAACCAACTTATTCTATTGTTACAAATTCTCTATCTTTGATTTCTTTTCTAAGCGGGCTTGTAGATGAGATAAATGATATTAACTCTATAATTGTTTTGCTTAGAGAAAAAAGAGACAAGGAAAAAGCTGAAGTTGAAGTCAAAAAGCGTAAAGAACTTGAAGTTAAGGCCAAAGTCAATATTGAAGCCGAAGCCAAAGCTCAAGCTCTTGCCGCTGCTATAAGATTGGTTGCTCAAGCCGAGGCTGAGGAAAAAGCTAAGGACAAGGCCAAGGCTGAAGCTGAAAAAAAGGCGGCCGCAATCATTGCCGCTAAACAACTGATTAAGGAGAATAAACAATGAAAAAATTAGTTTACTTTACAATGATTTTATTGATTTTGTGCGGGATTGCCTATGGTGAAAAGTGGACGATAGATTACGGGAATGTAAGCGACCCTATCCGGCTTCAAACATTGCTTATCAATAAATTCGATTCGATAGAGACCGACATACGAAATCTAAAATCGCATAGCAATCTCGGCACGGGCAAAATCTTTTATGTCGATAGTGGAGTAGGCAGTGATACCTATGACGGCACAAAACCGGAATGGGCTAAGGCCACATTGGACGCCGCCGTTGCGCTATGCACAGACAATAACGGGGACGTTATCTATGTTATGCAGGGGCACAACGAAGCTCTTACCGCAGCGGATGGTGTGGATATTGATGTTGCCGGAGTTACGGTAATAGGACTCGGCAATGGGACTGATGCTCCTACCTTTGATTATGACGGTGCAAACGGGGAATTTGTTATCGGGGCAGCAAACGTTAAAATCTATAATCTGCGGTTTCTTCCTTCGGTAAATATAGTTACGCACGCAATTGACGTTGAAATCGCAGGTGATTACGCCTGTATATACAACTGCTATTTCCTCGATGGAGAAACTGCCGGAACGGATGAATTTGTTGATTGTATACAGATTGGCACGACCGCCACTGATGTTACGATTGCAAATTGCACGTATTACTGCACGGGTGCAAATGCCAACAACTTTGTAGATTTATCTACCGCCACAATCGCAAATCCGACCGTAATAAATAATGTGATTTACGGTACTTTTGCAGAGGCTGGTATCTGGGCGGGAGCTGCCGTGCCGACAAATTGTCTTATTGGATATAATATCGTCAGTAATGTATCTGCGGGTCAATATGCAATTGAATTTCAAGGAGCGGCAACAGGTATTTGTATTGGGAATTCAATGTACACAAATGCAGCAGCTACTACACTTGACCCAGGTTCGATGATGTGCCTTGAAAATTATGGCACTAATGCCATTGATTTAAGTGCGGTTCGTGTTCCAGCTTTGCCTGCCATTGCTACGGTTACAGCAGGTTCGGCAGATGACATTCTGAAAAAGCTCTATTACGTTGCCGATGGCACAGATGCTTATCCAGCCACAGTCCAAGACGATTCTACACTTGCCAAAATAATGGGAATTGGAGCGACTGCTACAGTAGGAACTTATGACAATACGACCGATTCTTTAGAGGCAATCTCTGTTGCTCTTGCATTAGGAACTGGTGCAACAGCTTCTCTTGTGGATGCCAAACTTGACCATATATCAAAAACTGCCGATGGCGGAACTAATGTTTATCCTGACACTGTTGCACAGGAATCGGTTATTGCTTATATACTTTCTTCATCGGCAGACCCAGTTACTACTTCGTATAATAATACCACTGATTCACTTCAGGCTATACGGGACAGGATAGATGCCCTTACCGGTCTGTACTATACCGGTGATTGTTCTACTAATGCTGTTACCACTACGGCCATAATTGCCAATCTAATCGGGTTTGGTGAAGACTATTTCAATACTGATTGGGTAATGATTTGCACCTATAACACCAGTGGTGCTGGCACTGCCCCTGAAGGAGAAATAAGGGATATTAGCAATTATGTTACCGCCAGTGGTACATTCACGCTTGCTTCTGCATTTACAGAGGCTTTAACTGCCAATGATAAGGCAATGGTAATGCGGAGAGAATTCTTTACCAATGATATGTTGACTTTGAAGGTAACTCCTATAACTGGTTCTCTTGCCACATTTATTTCTGGTGGCGCTTCCAGTACTGCACTTGGTACACCTTGTGGAACGGATAAGTCTCTTGTTGATGCCTTAGGTTCAGATGGTGTAGCTCTTACTGATGGTGCTGTAAGTTTGGCAGGGATTATAGGCATTCCTACTGATGTGGATAATTTGGTTACATCAGCCAATATCGTAGAAAATGGCGATGGTTCGGTATTCGAGCGGCTGGAGTTTTTGCAGATAAAAACTGATGATATTCTGGCAAGTCTTGGTTCTACAGGTGTTGGCGTTGGCAATGTTTTTTATGTTGACAGCGTTACTGGCTCTGATGCCGATAGCGGAACGACCTGGGCGTTAGCGGAAGCAAGTTTGGCTGCTGCAATAGGCGACTGTACTGCCAATAAGGGCGATATTATCTTTGTTGCTCCAACTCACGCTGAAAGTCTTGCTGCTGCACAAATTGACGTTAGTACAACCGGAATAACTATTATCGGTCTCGGAAATGGTAGTATTCGTCCTACAATTACAATGACGAATATCGCTTCCTCAGTAGATGTAACTGCCTCTAATGTAACTATAAAGAACATCAGATTCTATTCAACAACGGCAGATACAACGATAGGCGTTCATATTACCGGAGACGATGTTACACTTGAAGGTTGTGAATTTACCGACACTGGCGGATTTGAGTTTACCGCAGCTATTAGTTTAGGCTCTGCCGCAGACAGAATTATAATAAAGAATTGTGATTTTGTCTCAACTTCCGGCGCTGCCGCTGCTGAAGCAATTCTGATTACGAGCGGTGTTGTTGATAGATGCTCGCTAATCGAAAACAGAATCTTTGGTGATTATACTGCCGCTGGAATTTTAAGCGACCAGATAAATACCAATATGCTGATTGAAGGTAACAAAGTTACTAATATCGCTGCCGGTGTCCACGCCATCGAATTGACTGCTGCTGCCACTGGTTTCCTTGTAAATAATATACTTTACACTGATGCCTATGCGACCGGTCTTGACCCTGGCTCGTTAAAGTGTATTGAAAACTACTTTGTTGATGCCATTGATGAAGGCAGCTATTTGATTCCGGCAATGGGCGATTCGACATCGAATTATATTGGAATACAAAGCGCCAATAACGATGCTGTTACAACGTCAATAGTCCCCAACAAAGATGGTTCGATATTGGAACGGTTAGAGGCACAACAACAAGCTGGTTCACCGTCTTACAATCATCCGAACTATTTTGTTGTAACGGCTGATATGACAAGCGCCACTTGGAATACAGCCGCAACACACGAGATAGCCGCCGTAGTTGGTAATTGCAGAATACAGATATTGGCAGAAGTTACTGCTACGGTTGTAACCGTAGGCACTAATGGGACAATCGCATTAGGTTATGAAGGCAATACCACAGCGATTTTCACGGCACAGGCATTAGACGCCTGTCTTACTAATGATATTTTAACTGCCGTGTATGGTGCTGCTGGAACATCTGTCGCATCTGGGGCTAATACATCTACGACTATTACAGGCGGCTTGTTTGATGTAGTGGTCGTAAATGGTATGGACATAGGTTATACCATTGCTACAAATGCTGGAACTACCGGCTCGATTAACTTTCATATCTGGTGGCAACCCTTAAATTCTGCTGGTGTAGTTACTGCCGGTGCTGGTGGTGTGCTGTAAAGTTTAATTTAATAAGGGGCAGGTAATTTTATCTGCCCCTTATTGATAAATCGAAAGGTGAAATATGGCCGCTACTGTTACTTTAGAGGACATTATAGCTCTTGTCAGGAAATTTACGGGCAGTCCCGATTCTTCCCAGCTTAGCGATGCGGAAATAACAACGGAGATTAACAATTATTACCAGAACATAATGCCTTTGCAAATAGAATTGCCAGAGTTAAAAGGGACTTGTACTCTTACTACGGCGGATACAAATTCAAGTTTGCCGCTGCCAGATGAAACAGTAAAAATATATCCTCCGGTCAGAATAGGAAGCGGCGCTGTACCGGCAAGCTATGCTATCGGTGGATTCTATTATGAGCCGGTTCATTTTTACGCCAAGCATAACGGCTCGGAAGTTAAAGGAACACCTGTCGATATTCTTTTGCAGGGAAGGACTGTATTGTTCCAACCTGCCGCTGGCGGAATATTCAAATTGGTATTTTCTTCAATCGAAAAACCTACAACGCTGATTGCGGCGGGGCTTATAGTTCAGGACAGACTAAGAGATTTGATTGCCATTTCGACCTCCTTGGCATTTTTGATGCGCAGAAGAGATACCGAAGGACAAGCTAATTTGATTCCGATTTTGCCGTTATATGTTCAAACACTTAAAACATTAGGAATTTTTGCCGATACCGAGAGGCTTCTCGATGCACATAGCAAGGGTTCCCAACAGCAAACAGTTGCTGCCCCTGTTGTTCCGGTAGCGTAAGGATTGAATAATGGATTGGAATTTATCGCAAATTCGGCAGAGAGTAAGGTATCTGACGGGAGACCTTCAAACTTCAGATACAGACCTAAACGAAAAGATAAACGATTTTTATCATAATCGTTTTCCTTTGGAAATAGACGACAAACAGCTTAACGAATGGTTCGATTTGACAATTTATGCGACCGATTCGGGTGATTATGATGTTTCCGATGACATACTAAAGATATACGGCAACGAGCAGGACAATCCCGCCTTTATAGACGGGGACGAAATTAAGCTCTTTCAGGATTCGGCCAGTTTCTTCAGGACATATCCACGTATAGATAGCGGCGCAGCCTACTGGATTACACCACCTCAACTTGCTATCGGGACTGTTAGTACCACAAAAGTTAAAAATTCAGCCTTCACGTTCAGGACAAACGATTCGGATTATACTTACTTCGCAACAGCGGGAGAGACGTCTTTATCCGGTGATACCGTTCCTCAAAGCAAATATGGCGCTTGGCGTCTTGAAGTCAATGGAGATGGCACAATATCAATAGTGGAGGCCGATGATAATGACACTGGCTATCCTACTGCCGCTCAAGCGATACAGGGGCTTGCCGCCGAGAGCAGTGAAAATGCCTGTATGGGTTTTGTAACCGTAATCAATACAGCAGGCACTTTTATTCCTGGCACTACGGCTTTGGATGCCGCCGGAATTACGGATACTTATACTGATGGCTATCATAGCATAAGAGGAATACCGGAAGCGGCATTACTCGAAGATGACACTCTCTATATCAGGGACAAACCGGACGATACTTATACGTTTAGGGCATATACAAAAATCAAGCCCGCCGTTCTTGCCTTGGATACCAGCGTTCCCCTTGCGGTCGAGTGGGGGATTTTGATTGCACTCGGTACGGCGATAGAAATGTTAACAGAAAAGGGAAATACGGAGAAAATTACAGCGCTTGCTCCAATTTATGATTACGAAAAAACGCTGATTAACCGCCGATATATATCACAATTTTTTTCCGGTAATCAAAGGGCAAGTGCGAGCTTTTAACAAATAGAAAGGAGAATAAAATGCCTGACCCAATTTATACTTGCGATATATTTGGCAGAGTAATCAATCCAGGCGTAGAGCACGCAGCACAATATCCTTGGGTAAATATAGCGGATATAACCGTAGCGGAAGCGGCTTTGGCCGGAGATGAGAAAAATTCCACATACATAGATGCTTTAGGCACGACCAAAAGCGGGATATATTCGCCAGAAGATGGTCAAGTAGCTTTTGAAATAAGGGTAAGAACGGATGGCAGTGATGGAGATGTGAATGTAGTTGAGATGTACGCAGCGGCTGGTGATATTACTTCTGAATATTTATTCCGGCGAGTTGCTACTTTAACTTTTACCCAGGGGACGGGCGAATATACAGCGGCAATATTCTTCTCTGACGAACTTGCTGTAACGAATAATTCCTGGTTGACACCGCCTATTGATTGTGGCGTGGATGGTAGTAATGACTACGCCTCTTATGTTCTGAATATTCACGGCTACAAGAAGTTTGCATTTATCATGTCAACGAAGGCCGCAGGCACGACACATCTTTACCTCGATGCAAGGAGATTTTAAGCAATGGCAACAATAAGTAAGAACTGGGGCGCATCTGTAACACTTGCGCAAACTGATGGATATGGTGGTGCAACACCGGATTTGGCAGCAGACCAGGCTTATGATTATACTGCTGATGTCGATTTAGAAACGAACGGTTATGAAGGCGCTCACGTTACAGTCGATTACGATGGCTCTGGGACAACAGATAATATCATAATCGACATATTCGGTTCGCTTGATGGTACAAATTATGATGATATAGCCCTTTGCACGTTATCCGGCAGTAAGACAGGGGCGGATGAGCAAGTGAGTTTCATTGTCAAGGATGTAGCTCATTTTAGAATTGGAGTTAAGACATCAGGCACGACTAATACCTTTGATTACCAGATTAAGTATCAACCTTGGAATTATACTTCGGCGTAAGGAGAAAGATGGCTGATTATCATATACTAGAATCGTCACTGGAACAGCACGAAATTAGAGTATCCTTTCATATTGCCGTGCCGAATGAGGCTAACGGAGCAAATGTAAATCTTCGGGCTGCATTAAAACAATATCAGCCCTTTACTGCTTCAGCTGTACCTTGGATTCCTGATACTGATGTCGAGATTACGCAACTTAAAGCGGGCGAGCTTTACGAATATACTGAAACTGTATGCTACAACGGGAATTTTACTCTGGCTCAAAAACGTGGCGTATGCGATGCAAGATATACACAACTTGTTCCGCTCATTCAGGCTCGAATACGAGCGATTTTATGCTTCTGGGGACTTGATAGGAACATATAATGCCGCTACTTAAACCTATAAGAGGCTCACGGCTTATTGGAAACCATCCACTTGCTCGTGGCTTGGTTGGCTGCTGGCTTTTCAATGAAGGCTCAGGCAATACAGTCTTTGATTTGAGCGGGAATAATAGATTATTGACGTTTTCTGGTAATTGGTTGCAAAACGGTGCTTTTGTTGACGCTGCAACGGATAGACTATTGGCAACAACTCCTATATTTTCACAATCTCAAGGAACTTTCATTTGCTGTTTGAATCGTCAAGCAGCCTGGTCAGAGTATGGAGCAATTTTTAATGTCGAGAATGCAACTAATAATTCACCAAACGAAATGCTTCTTTATAAGTCAAACAATATACTTGAACCAATAGAATTTTATCCTAATCGCGACCAATCATCCAGTGATTATTGGACATACGGCAACTATTCGACTATTTTCCCATTGAATATGGATGTTGTTGTAGCTGCTGTTTGGAGAAATAACTCAATTCTTAAGGGTTATCTTAATGGTATTGAAGCAGGTTCATTAACTGGTGATGCCTCTTGGACAGCCTCGGCTTGGGCAAATAGTGAAGTTTTATCAATTGGTGCAACTTATGGCATAAACTATGAAACCAACTGTATATACAAATGGGCTTATGCTTTCAATCGTGCCTTATCATCAAGCGAAATCGCCCAACTCTATCGAGAGCCGTTTTGTATGTTTGAGCAGAAGATTTCTCCGGCGTATTTCTTTGTATCCGGCGCTCCGCCTTCTGTAAAACCCTGGTGGTATTATCAAGAAATGATGATGAGAGCAAGCTAATGATTTGGATGGACGTAGATATAGCACTTGCAGAAGTTCCGGTTAATGTCGTGTCGCTCATTGATGACACCGATTTTAAGACAAGAGAAGAATCTGTTGTTTATAATCAGGCAGGTCTGGATTTGGTCTGGAACTTTGTAACAAGTGCAGGGGTTTATACACAGACTGCTGTTACGCCGACGACAGCAGGACTTCACGATTGGGTAAATCAGGGCAATGGTCTTTACAGTATTGAGATTCCCGCAAGTGGTGGAACAATCAATAACGATACTGAAGGTTATGGATGGTTTACGGGATATGCTACTGGGATTCTTCCCTGGTCTGGGCCGATTATAGGATTTAGAGCGGCCGGATTGAATGACTTGCTGATTGATAGTGCATACAGTGCAACAAGAGGTCTTGTGGGAACGGCTTTGCCCGCAGCAGCAGCCAATGCCGCAGGTGGATTGCCGATAAGCGATGCCGGTGGATTAGATTTAGATGCACTACTGGTAGCTGGTCGTGGTAGTCCTTTAGTTCTTGGAGCGGGTGATGTGGGAGATTGCAAGGAAAAAGGAATTGTCCATTTCTTCTGGAACACCATCGACCGTTCGGGTGCTGCAACAGCACCTTCAACGGCGGGGACTATTCGAGTTTATAAAGATGATGGTACGGGCGAGGTAACGGCTCCGACTGGAATAACGGATACGAGGGCATTCGATACAGTAGTTGGTCTGCACGAGTGCAAGATAGATTTGAGTGCAAACAATTTTTATGCAAAAGAGAAGAACTATTTTGTAGTTGTTGTGGGTGCGGTTATAGATACCAAAACGGCCAATGCGGTAATTGCATCGTTCTCGATAGAAAACAGATGGGCAAATGTTCACTTTGAATATGGAGGCTAATAATGGGCGGTCAATACGATTTCGGCTCAAAAGAAGAAATAATCAAATCCATTACCATTGATGATAATGGCATAGTCCGTATAGGTTCCGAAATAATTAAAGTAGCCAAAAGGGGAGAACAAGGATTGAAAGGAGACAGAGGAATTAAAGGTGATATACCAAAACATCAATGGAGAGGAACGGAAATTCGCTTTGAAAATCCTGATGAAAGTTGGGGACAATGGACTAACTTAAAAGGATTAGTTGGTAATCCAGGTATTGATGGTAAAAATGGAAGAAATGGTGAACCTGGCAGGGACGGCAAAAATGGAATTGCTGGTCAGGATGGCAAGGCTGGCGTTGATGGCAAGGCTGGCGTCGATGGTAAGCCTGGCATTGATGGCAAGGCTGGCGTTGATGGCAAAAATGGCAAGGATGGAAATGACGGCGACAAAGGTGATATGCCTATACACGAATGGGATGGCACAAAATTGAGATTTCAAAATCCAGATGGTTCTTGGGGTCTTTATATTGAATTGAAGGGCGAGTCTGGTCAAGATGGCCACGATGGTAAAGATGGTAAACCTGGTCAAAAGGGCGAATCAATACAAGGATTTCCTGGTTCACAAGGCGATAAGGGTGAACCTGGAATACCACCACACGATTGGAATATTATATTGGATAAAATAGCCCGATTTGAGAGAGCATTAGAGAATTTAGGAGTTAAAATATAATGTGTGCTTGGGACAAGGGATTGCCTATTGCGGGCAGGAAAGCCCGATATATTGACGATGATATAAGAGCCAATAATGCTGCTCTGGAGACTGCCTTTGATAACGAACACGATTTTACAACTGGCGGGACACAAACGGGACGTCATCCACAAGGTTCTGCCCGATGTTTTTTTCAGGATGCTGCACCTTCTACGAGGATTGACGGCACGGCTTTTACTTCCGCCGATTTTGGCTCTTTATGGATAGATTCTAATAGTAGTCCTGATAATCAATTCAATATTCTTACTGCTATTGGCCCCGTTACTTGGACTCCGGTTTCAACGGAGATAATCGCCTTTTTGGTAGCCCAGATAAATACTTGGGCACTGGCTCAGACGTTCTCTGTTAGTCCGGTCTTTACTTTAGGTCTTGTAGCAAATAATTCTTACATTCAAGGTCGAAACAATGCCGGTAATGGCAATGTAGATATTGCCAAAGTCAATACGAGTGATGGTATTACATTAGGCGCCGTTACGACTTTGCCGGATACTTCCGCACTTGCTACAAGTGGAGCACCAGTGGCCGATGCCCAACTTGCCAATAAGAAATATGTTGATGATGGTCTTGCATTAAAATCAGGCTTGATGACACCTTCTACTTATGCAGGTGAGGAATCTGTAACTTATCCAAATGGTGAGATTGTAAAAAGAGGCTATAAAGCAAAAACTGGAGCATCGGATACGATTACGTTTGCTGTGGCATTTCCTAACGGAGTTGTCGCTGGATTTCTTACCTCACAACATACTGCTTCTGTTGGTTGGGAGTCGGTTATCACTACTCTTAATACGACAACTCTTATAATAAGTTGGGGAGCAGGTGCCTTAACAGGAGCTTATTGGGAGGCAAAAGGTTGGTGAGATATGCCATTTCAATCTTTTCCAATTTATGATTTGAAATCGGGGCAAATTACGGCGCGCGAGCCGTGGTTAATTCCCGCTGATGCCTTCAAGAAGCTGCGTAACGGGCATATTTACCACGGCGTACTCGAAAAGAGAAAAGGCTATACAGAGTTTGGGAAAATGGTTAAAACCGAGACTACAACTGCCTCGGTGATTACACATTTTGCAGATGCAGGAAGTGGAAAGGTTACGGTAACAACATCGAGTGCACACGGTCTTTCTAATGACGCTACAGTCGTTCAAACCGGAACGACCAGTTATAACGGCACTTTTGTAATTTCAGAAAAGGCAGCAACAACTTTCAAGATTGTAGCCACTTGGGTTGCTGATGATGCAACTGGAATTGTTAGTAGTGTGCCTGGCAATGCTGTAATGGGGATTTACAACTATTATCAGGGAGATGTAGAAACGCTTTTGGCAATGGATACCAAGCGTGTGAATAAATACAATACTACAAGCCACGCTTTTGAGGATGTAACACGACTTAAAATCCATTTCAAGCCAGGCGCATCACAAAATCATCTGCCAGTTGCTAACGATGTCTGCGAAGGAGCTACGAACGGCGCTTATGGTACGGTTGAATCGGTAATAGTTGACCACGGCTCTTGTCCTCTCGGAACAGGCGATGGCTGGATTATTTTTAAGAATGCGACAGTTGTTGGTACTTTTCTTGATGGTGAAAATTTGCGAGACCAAGGAACACCTGCTGAGATTTACGGTGATGCCGATGGTACGCAAACAGAGAACGAATTTACAGGTGAGGATAATAATTTTTTCTGGCTTCAAAACTGGCTTGATGTTGGCTATTTCACAAACTATATAGACCAGATACAAAGATACGGCGCCGGAAGTATTCTAACACCTGTTCCTTTTCAAATAGATTTGGCTGTGGAAGGCGGGCCTGATAATGATATGAATACCTGTCTTCTAATCTTTATTTATCATAATCGTATTATTCTTTTCAGGACAAACGAAACGGATGGTGCGCATAATCGAAGGGCAAGATGGTGTGAGATAAATAATCCCGCAATTTGGAAAGCCGCTTCATATAAAGATGCGCCAACCGAGGACTGGATTATATCTGCAGACTTTATCGGGGATGAGCTTTATGTATGGTTTGAGCGGACTATCTGGATTTTTGCTTATACAAACGACCCAACAGAACCGTTCAAATGGGAGCAAGTTGCAAGCACGGAAGGATGCTATGCAACTATGTCGGTCATATCTTTTAGCGATGAACTTATGGCCGTTGGCCCTACGCAAATTGTCGGATTCGATAGGCGCAAGGCATACAATGTGGATGAGAAAATACCGGATTTTATGCTTGAATGGACGCAGGCGGCGATTGGATATTGCTATGGATTAGTCCTTGAAGAAATGAAACAGGCGTGGATTTCTTATGCTTCGATTGCAGCGGACAAACCGGATAGCGCATTGATTATCAATTACGAGGAAAACTGCTTTTCGACTTATGAGCTTCCAATTCACGTTTTAGGCTATTCGCAACTTAGTGCAGACCTCATTCTCGATGAAATAGATGCAAGCATTGCCTTGGATGATATAGATTATTCTTTCGATGATAAAGACCTTCAGGCAGGCTATCCGACGACATTGATGGGATGCAGGACTGGTTATATTTATAAGTTAAATGATGGCGGCAGTGATGATGGAGCAGATATTTCATTTGAGACCGAAAGTGGTCAATTGAACCCTTTTGTTAAAGAAGGAAAACAAGCGTGTTTGGGTTGGATAGATTTTCTGGTCGATAAAGACGAGCTATGCACTTTTGATGTTGATTTTTATTTGAATGATGAATCTTTATCTTACCAGACTAAAACCATAACTTGCTCCGAAACAGGAACAAATAGAGAC